CCGGCGAACCCCAGATGCCCAGGGGGTCTGACCAGCCGAACGAGTAACGCTCACGCGCTTTGTAGCGAACGTTGCCCGTTTCGAAGTCCCCTTCCATGTTCGTCGACATCTTGACGCGCTCGAAATGCTTGAGCCCGTTCGGCACGTCCGTGAGGACGAACCAGGCGTTGGTGTCGGTGAGGAAGTGGTTGACCGTGGAGCCCTGCGGAATGACGTTCATCGACTTGATGGCGTTGATGTCATTGTCCGAAGTTCCCGGCCGCAGCTCGGTGCCAAACAGGCGCTTGGCGACGAACATGTACGCCGGCGGAATCACCAGCTTACGCGGGCGGGCCGCGATCAACAGACCGCGTTCATCAGTCCATGCAGCGATCTGAATCACCGCGGCTTCCACCGCAGTTTCGTTCAGGTCCACGCCGGCCGACGGGCGGTTGCTGTTGGTGGAACCGTTCACCAGCGGGTGTGCCGTCGAGCACAGAACAACACCGTCGCCACCGTTGACACCTGTGGTAAACGCGTTGTTCAGGACCGAGGCCCCTTTCACCTGCTTGGAGTACGACATCGCCCGCGCCAGGGCTTTGGTGTAACGCGCGGACAGGGAGTCGTAGAGGTTGTCTTCCACGGCTTCCTCGGTGATGCTGAACCCGAGGGCGACAGTTTCGTGCGTATACCGTGAGGTGTACGCCTCGCCTGCCGTATCGTAGAGGATGCCGGAGCCTTCCGACTTCACCGGGGCCGAAGCGAAGCCCGAAATTTTCGTTTCTTCTTCAAACGAACGTTCGGACCCTTCGACCTCGTAGAGCTCCTTGTACTCGTCGCCGTAGCGCTTGTACTCGAGACCGAACAGCGCGTTGAGCCCGGGGAGCAGTTCTTTAAGTAGCTGTGAGCGTGAGATAGCCATGGCCGTGTCCCCTTATACGCCGGTTTGAAGTTGACCGCTTAGAGTCCGGTTGTTCCACTGGACAATGCAGTCGGTGAACGCGTCGTTCGGCGCCGACAAACCACCCCCGAAAATCGAGGATTGGTTGACGAGGTCGACGAGGCGCAGCGGGAAGGTGATCGTGCCGGCCACCGTCGAGGCTACTGCAGTCCCCGTACTCAGGCCCGTGATGGCGTTGCCGCTGGGCACGCTCATATTCAGATTGAGCCCGATGGACGCCTGCGCGATTGCCGCATCGGCCTGAATCATGAACAACTGATTCGGGTCGATGTTGACGAACACGATGATGTTGGTGTACCCCGCCGTAATCGCACCAGCAGGCAGGTACTGGCCGAAAATGGTGTACTTCAGCGTCGGGTCGGTGTACTGCACGCCGGCGACGATGCCGAGGGGGGTCTGCGTGGCACTCGGCGCTACGTTGTCGAGCTTTGACACCGGAGCAACAGCACCGGGGCCATCAACTTTGCCGGCATTCGACGTGCACCACCAATTGGTGTAAATCGCGTTGGTGTTGTCCTGCGTGATGCGGTACGCCCGGGTCGTTCCGCCGCTGTACGGGGAGCTGCCGGTGATACCAATGGGACGAAGCCCGTAGGGAGTTGCGGTTAGAGCCATGACTGGTCTCCTTTATTTCTGGCCAGAACCAAATCCGCTGCCGCGCTGAACCGACGATGTTTTGTCTTTGAACAGTGGCATGCGGGGATCATTGTTGCGCATGAAGTGGTTGTCGACCGACTCCATTTGTTGCTCCGCCTGATTCGCGTAGTACGCATCGCGCTGACGGGCCTTTTCTTCGGGCATCTTGCACAACATGAGACCACCGACTTCGATATTACCGTTGGCATCGGCATTCAACACCAACTCGGGGTAATCCGCGGCTTTACACGGCTCCCACCCTTCACGAAATCGCTTGGAAACGTTCGATGGATCCGCCTGGCCGAGCACATGCGTCGCTACGTAGCGAAACACGTATCCGGGTTCCGGATCGGGGAACGGCAAGAGCGACGGCGGCGCGTACGTATTCATCTCACGTACTTCCGTTGTTCTCACTTGCTTATCACGACCGATACGTTCAGCGGGCATTTTGAGTCTCCAAAAGGGCTACATGTTTTGCATACTCTTCGACCGAGATACCAAGCTTTTTGGCGAGGTTTGCCCCGGTTTGAGTGATGCTGATTTTCTTGACGTTGCCTGACCGGGCCGCTGGTGCAACTACGTTGGCTGGTTTCCGGTGCGGCTGCGCTGTGGCAACCGGTGATCCCTCGGTTTCCCCGAAATTTTTCGGGAACGTGCCGCGAAGATCGGCGTCGAGACGTTTGTAGTACTCGTCTGAGCGGGGGTCGACCCCGGCTTCCACCAGGTCCTGGTGCGCGGCGAGAGCGTAGGCTGTCATCCGCTTATTTACACCAAACCACTGGTTCTGCTGTTTCCAGCGCGCAACCTGTTCATCGATCTGAATTGGTTGCGTAGGTTGTCTTTCTACACCTTCTTCCGGAGCTTGTAAAGCCCGCGGCTTAAAATTTTCTGCCGCCTGCAATTCCATCTGCGCCGTCGTCATTTCCTGCTGTGCTTCAATCAGCGCGTCAGCGTCGAATGCTTCGTGCGCGGCTTTGTATTTCGACTTGGCGATGTCGAGCCGGGCCTGCGCGGCCGTTTTTGCTGTGCCTTGATACGCCTGCTCGCCGACCTTCACGTACTCGCGCAGTTGCTTGTTTTCCGCCAGCACGCGCTGGGCCACCTGCTCGAGCTCTGCACGCTCGCGCAGCGCTGCTTCTTTGCCGCGTCGTTCATCGTGGCGGGCGAAGCTCAGCTCTTTCAGCCGCTTCTGTACGTCTTCCGAATGCTTGGCCAGCTCTTCGTCGGAAACCTCGGTGATATTTTTCGAAACGCCGACCTTGCGGCCGCGGTCTTCTGGTGGGGTGTCGTCGATGACGTCAATCTGAACATCGGTCTCGCCTTCAACGGAAATTTCCAACGCCTGCTCTTCGGCGCCGGGTACGCCGGCCTTTTCTTCCTTTTCGTCAGGAAACTGGAACTGCTCAGCTGCTGCGGGTGCTACTGCCATGGTATTTCTCCTTTAGGCGCGGGATAATCCCCGGGGATCCTGCACTACTGCTTCCACTTGATCTTCGTTGATCAAACGAAATTCTTTTCCGTAAATGCTCATGCGCGTGCCGGAATACTGGCGCACCAAAATGAAGTCGCCGACTTTGCACCACGGCCCGTTTGGGTAGCGGGACTTGTCGGTGTATGCGTCAGGGCCCATCTTCATGACGAACAGCACCACCGTCGCCATGCGCTCCTGGTCCACGATGGCCTGCGGGCGCACGATACTGGTCCCGTCAAACCGCGTGTCGAACTCCGGGATCGCACACAGCAGCTTGTACCCCACCGGGTCCGGCAGCTGCTTTGCCTTTTCCTCGTCCGTAAAACTGTCTGGCACCTGCGCTTCTTCAATCACCTGCGGCTCATTCATCAGATTCCTCGGCTCGTTTAGCGAGGTCTTGGATGTATTCCTTTGCGGCGTACAGACCCCGAAGCACTCCGCATTCGTAGCGATAATCATCAAATGACACACAGCGCCCCTGTGCTATGCGATCACACCCGTTGTTCAATTCGACGTCGAGCTTCTTGACTACCGCAGCCGCGAACTGGTCGATCACTTGTCACCGCCTTTCGGTTTTGGTTTGCTCGCCGCCGCTGCCGACGCCGCAGCCATTTTTTTCTTTGCCTCGATCTCCGCGCGATGACGCTCTTCGTTCTGCTTCATCTGCGCTTTGTGCCGCGCGTCCGCCCTGGCGGCTTCGTCTCGTTTTGCTTGCAACTCAGCGTTGGTGCGCGCGGCCGCGATCTGCCGGTCCTGCGCATTTCGCTGCTCTTCATGCTGCATCGCAGCATCGTCCCTGGATAACTGCGAGGACAGCACGACCCCGTCTTTCTCCTGCTGGTGCCTGAGCTGCTGTTGCGCCAACTGCGCCCGGTTGTCCGACTCCTGCTGCTTGATCTGCACATCCGCGGTCGCCTTGTCCCGCTCGAGCTGCTGCTCGTTGAACAGAGCCTCGGGGTCGACGCCTTTGTCCCGGGCCTCGATGTTGAGCTTTTCCTGGGCGATGCGGATATCCTCGCGGTCGCGCCACTTCTTGCGCTCGACCTCCTCGCGCTTGGTCTCCTGCTCCATCTTCTGGGCCACCAGCACGGGGTCCTGCGCGTTCTTCTGCGCCTGCTGCTGGGCCACCATCTGCTGGCTCTGCTGAAGCACCGCCGGCGCCGCCATGGACAGCATCTTGCTGAGCTGAAGCTCCTGCGCGGGGGTGAGCTCGTCGTCCTTGCCCAAAGAGGGCAGGGAGATGCCCATGACCTGCTGGATGCGGTTGCGGTATGCGAACCCGACGTGCTCGGCGATGTGCGCCGTCATGGACGCCACGATCTGGTTGGCCTTGGGGTTCTGCCCGATCAGCTGCTGCATGAGCGGATCCTGCATAGCCGCGGAGTGAACTCGGATGTGGGACTCATGGTCTTGCCACGGCAAAGCCTTGACAGGTTTGCAGCACAGCACGTTCTGGTTCTCCTGCACCGGATCGACCAACTTGATGTCATCCTCGGACGGGATGAGCTTCTCGACGTTCTTGATACCGAGCACCGTCAGCATCTGCCGGTGG